GTCCACACCTAGGGCACCTCAAAGGACGGGCCCCCTGCGTCACCTGGTCGGGCCACCCCGTCACCTGGTCGGCCTCCCCTGCAGGCGTCACCCCGTCGGCCTTGCCTGCAGTGAGCCGCCCCCACGTACGAGCTTCAGCCCTGCCTCGAGGGCCTGCCCATGCCTGCCCCCCTCGGCCCGGTTGCACCCAGGGTGGGCCGGGTGAAGCGCGTCCCCCTGCCCGCGGACATGATCGAGGTCGAACGGGCCCACGATCACCCGGCCACACATGTGGCACACCACGTCGCCCTGGTCGACCAGGCTGGCCCAGTAGCGGCGTGATGCACGGTAGGTGGGGTGGTGGTACCTGCTCACCTGATGCGCCCCACCAGGGCGATGATGCACAGGATGGCTAGCTCGATGATGGCTATCCACCCTTGGAGCTCGGTCATGATGTCCCCTCCTGTCCCCTCATGTCCCTTGCCGTGGTGCTGCCCGTATGGCGCCACGTACGTACAGACAGGGTGGCCCTTGCCTTGCATGCATCGCACCGACAGCCATGGTGGGTGTACCGGGACCATGTGCCGTGCTCGGGCATGGGGCCGGCTGGGCGTCCACGCTTGCGAGGCTCATCCACGCCGGCGCTCGTCGATGGCGCGCCGCTGGAGCTGCTTGCGTTCCGCCATGACGATGCGGTGGCACGGTTCGCACAGTCCGCCCCGTAGGGCCCAGGTGGACGCCGAGACGGTTTCCGTCCGGGGGCACCGTAGGCACCGCCGGATCGCCGCTTGCCTGGGGTCCACATACCCCGCGCGCATGTTCCCATCGTACTGTGGATAACTGTTCGCTGACCAGGGGTAACGCTGTTTGCGGTGCCTGTGTGCCCATTAGACGGCCGCGACCCCCTCTCCGGTACCTGAGTGCGGACGTTTCGACGCGAGTGGGATCACGTCGGCACCGCGCAGCTTCGCTTTGATATCGCGGATGTACGCCCGGCCCCCCGGGGTGGGGCCGGGCGTCGCCGCGTCTTGTTCATCTATCTGTTGGGGGTCTTGTTCGTCGCGGCCTGGCCGCGAGGGGGGGCGCGGTCCAGCCGCGAGGGGGTCGCGGTGGTACCGCGAGGGGGGTCGCGGCTCAGCCGCGAGGGGGGTCCATTTATCCACAGCCAGGAAGGGTGCGAACAGGTAGCGACGCGAGCCCACGGTCAACGGCAACGGGTCATCCGGTACGACCACACACAGCCAGCCGCTAGCGACCAACCGGTCGACCGCCCATCGGGCTGTCCGGGGCGTGCGGCCCATCGCTTTCCCCAATCGGTTGCAACCGACCCACGTGATGCCGTCCCGGTCGCAGTACGACACGATTTGGGTAAGCCAGCCGTGCAACGCGGGGCCGAGCTCGGCGCCGGCGAGGGCGGGTACCTTGCGTGCGTAGCGTCCGTTTGTAGGATCGTGTTCGGACAAGGGGTGCTCCCTCGGTTCCATGAACGCCACCGGGTCACGACCCCGGTGGCGTTCCTCGTTTTCAGGACGACCAGCTCCGGCCGGCGTCGTCGACGTGGGCGCCGACGTGGTGGGCCAGGCGTACGCACCGGCCGGTGTGGCAGTAGCGGGGGTTACGGCGGCGGGTGGCCATGTCGGCCACGTACGCCCATGCGACGGCAGCGACGGCCATGCACGCCATTGCGGCGGCCAGGTATCTCACCGGAACAGGGAATCTTGCGGGTACGGCAACGGGGTCACGACCAGCAGGCCTTCGACGACGGCGATGGCGTCCTCGAGCGTTTCGACCAGGCCGTCGCCGGCACCGTGGATTTCGTCGGGGTCGAGGTGGGCCAGCGCGCGGACGGTGACCTCGAGCTGTTGGGTGAGCTCGGCGACCTGGCGGGCGTAGTGCTCGGCCGGATGGGTGGATGGCCTCACGACCATGGTCGCCACCCGGCGTTGCGATAGGCGGCGAGCGCACACTTGACGTCGGTGCGGAGGTTGGCGGTGGCCCGGTAGTTGGACACCCCGCACACCCGCCGCCAGTAGGCGGGCATGGCGCCCTTGAAGTTGAGCCCGAACCGTGAGTATGACTTGTCGTCACGGTCGATGACGTGCTGGGCGACACACCCGGATTCGCGCCATGCGATGCGGCCGAACCGGATACCGACCGCGCGCGGGGCACCCTGCCGCCACATCTCGGCGATGACCTGAAGGCATTGCTTCGGGTCCGGGTTGGCGGCATCCGCGCGCGCGGGGACCGTGAGCAGCATCACACCCACCAGCGCGGCCGCCACCGCCGCCCGGGTCACGCTGCTGCCTCAGAGTCGGGGACGGACCACCCGGGACTAGTCGCGGAAGTTGGTGCTTCAGCGACGTACGCCCGCAATGCCCGCCGCACGATGTCTGCAAAGGTCCGGTCCTCGTGGCGGGCCCGGTCGAGCAACGCCCGTTCGAGCTCGACGGGGATGCGGACCCGTACTGTCGGATTGTTCGCCATGTGATACACAGTAGCATGCCTAGTCAACCGGTGGACCTGTGGGAGGGGTGGGCGCGCTGGCATATCCGGCGGAACCTATCCCCGGGGACGATGGACCAACGCCGGCGTCACCTCAGGTCGTGGCTCGAGCACGTGGGCGACGGGTGGGCAACCGCCGCGCGCTCTGACGTCGAGACGTGGGTGGACGGGATGAGCCACACGGCGGCCCGTACACGACGGGTGCGCGTGTCGTCGGTGACATGCTTCTACCGGTGGGCCCGCCGGTCCGGGCTCACCACTGCGGACCCCACCGCCGATTGGGAGAACCCGGTCATGGACCGCGGCCTACCCCGCCCGGCGCGCTGGTCGGCCATCCACCGTGCTCTGGATTTAGAAGCAGACGAACGGGTCCGGCTCGCCATCGTGCTGGCGTCGGCGTGCGGGCTGCGGCGAGTCGAGGTTGCGCGGTTGCGGTGGGATGACGTGGACGTCGCGCGCGGGGTGGTGTACGTACAGCAGGGCAAGGGCGGCAAGACACGGTGGGCGTTCATGCCGCCCGAGTCGCGTTCGGTGTTCGCCGCCCACGATGGTGCCCAGGGCTACGTGTTCGCCGGTCGTGGTGGCAAACCGGTAACCCCGGGCTACGTCGGCAAGGTAGTGCGGCGCGCGCTCGACCGGGCCCAGGCGTCGGCGTCGATGCACCAGCTGCGCCACGCGTGGGCCACACGCGCGGTGGACGGCGGGATGCCGCTCGAGGTCGTCGCCGTGCTCGCCGGCCATGAGTCGGTGGACACAACCCGCATCTACGCGCGCATGTCGTCGGCGCGCGTTATGGCGTTGGCCGCGGAGCATTGGCGGTGATCGTGGGCCGGACGTACCTAGAACGCGGCCAGCCCGTCGTGGTCGTCGTGCAATGGACAGGGCGAGGACCGCGCAACGTACTGGTGAGGCGCGCAGACGGCAGCCTCGTCGTGCGCCCGTTCCGCGGTCTCAGACGGACCGCGACTTCCGATACTCGGGCAGGTCAAAGCAGTCGCGCAAATCAGTGATTCCGAACCTAGGAGGCTTTCTGTGGGTGCCATGTGGTGGTTGCCGGTGTTCGTGTTGGTGTTGATCGTCGTCGCGGTCGTGTTCGGGGTGCGGGCGATCAGTCACCGCCGGCGGGTGTAGCCCGGGCCGTCGTCCTCGCGGTCCTGTTTGCGGGCCCAATCCAACGCCACCATGACGAGGAACGCGCCCAGGCACACGGCGCCTAGGCCGAGCAGGACGGCGGCAGCCGTCAGGTTCTCATCCTGGCCGTCCTGATACAGCCGGACGGAGAAGAACACACAGACGGCCGCCCCGACCATTAGCGGGTACTTCTCCCAGTTGAACCCGGGCTTCACCCCGTGTCGACGCGGGCCAGGGCGGCCACCGTGGCGGAGTCAGTCGCCCATGCCCCCCACACGTCGGCGCCCGGGTTCGGGCCGATGACCGGACCGTGGGCCCGCATCCACGTATCCGTGACGTCGATGGGGGCGCCGAGCTCGGCGACGGCGAGGTCTAGCGCGGCGTCGGTCGCCATCCACCATTTTCCGCCCGGCCCACACTTGTAGGCGTTCCATGCGGTGTCGCGGTCGCCGGTCGGGTCGTTGCCGTTGCGGACCAGAATCATGGCGTCCCCTTCCGGCGGTGCCGGCGTTGTCGCGGTGTACGGCTCGAGCAGGGCATCCCAACGGGCCATGACCGGGCCCGGGCAGGGGGTGGCGGCGTCGGGCATGTCCTTGTGCGGCAGCTGGGAGGTGGACCCGGGCGCGCAATGACCGCCCGGGTACAGGATCGTGTCGCGCAGCCACCGGTAGCCGACCACCATGGCGTCCGGCACCGCCTGGTCCACCCCGACCCAAAACAGGACACCGACCGCTTTCGCGTTCTCACCACCGGAATGGGCGGCCTGGTAGGCGCCGGCATACTCCACCACGTAGGCGACCCCGCCGGCGGCGTACAGACACCAGTTGTATTCATTCGATTTGCCGGCCCCCTGGGCGAACCGCTCGAGGCCCTGTTGGGCGGCGATCACGGCGGCCCGGTCGACGGTCACCAACGGCACAGCGTTACCGGTGTAGTGGACCGTCAGCCATTTCGACGGTTTCGCCATCGCCGGGCGGGGTGTCGTGCCGTCACTGTTGTAGACGGTCGCCGGCGCCCCCCAATCGGCGCGGGTGAGGTAGAACGGAGACCCGGCGACGGTCATGCGGCGGTGACCCCCAGGTTTTCGGCCATGAACACCAGCGGACTCGTCGCCGTGGCGTTGATGGTTTTCGTGCTGCTCGTGTTGTAGTAGCGGAGGCGGAACACGACGTTGCCGCCCGATATGTCGCCGGCCACGACCGGGTAGAACACCGGCGAACCCATGCCGGACGCCACGCCGGTGTATCCCCACCAGGACCCGAGCCCGTTACCCGTTCCGGTGCTCGTCGGCGCGGTGGTGCGCTGGGCGACACTGTTCACCGGGGACCCCGACACGACGGTGACGACGTCGAGGACCCCGTGGTTGGCCTCCGCACCCCAGCGGCCGTGGAGCGACAGACGGATCGTGTCGCCGGTAGCGGCCGGGATCGTGATATCGAGCCCGGTGTCGACGTTGGCCCACGACGCGGAGCTCAGCGACAGGTCACTCGACACGCGCCGGGTCGAACGGAACGCCTTGAGCCCGGGACCCGCCGGCCCCGTCGCCCCGGTCGAGCCCGCGCTACCGGTCGCCCCGGTCGGCCCGGTCGGCCCGGTAGCCCCGGTCGAGCCCGCGCTACCGGTTGCCCCGGTGGGCCCGGTCGGCCCGGTCGCCCCGGTGGGCCCGGTCGCCCCATCTGCACCGTCCGCGCCGTCCGCACCGGGGGCCCCATCGGCACCGTCGGCACCGTCGGCACCCGGCGGGCCGGGGTCACCTTGGGGACCCGGGGGGCCCTGCGGCCCGGGTGTACCGGCCACCGTCGCCGTGACCCCGGGGGGGCTACCGATCGTCACCACTAGATCGGTCATATGCCCACCGCCACCCGTGCACACATGCCTTCGACGCGGACGTCCTCATCGACCAGGCGCACGACGTCGCCGCCCACCACCCCGATCATCTCCCATTTCGTGTTCAGCCCGGCCGGCAGGGCGGCCGTCTCCTCGGCCGTCAACGTCACCAGGTACACGCCCGGGTCGGCAGGCCCGGTAACCGTCATCGGCCATTCAGGGCAGAGCACGGCGACGAGCTCGGTCGGGTCTACCGGGTTCGGGGGGTCGTCCTCGTCTTGGATGGTGACTAGGCGGTGCCATGTCACGCCCTGATAGATGATCTCCACGGGGGCCTCCTAGGTGGTCATGGCGTTGTAGTGGTCGGTCACTTCACCGCCGGTCAACAGACGGCGGTAGATGGCGAGCTTGGCCACCTCGAGGTAGTTGGGTGCCGCGCCGCCCCCGGCGGCCCCGAACACGACCCGGGGACCGGACAGGCTGGGGGTTCCCACCGATGTCGATGGGCACGACGTCGTGGAATCCAACGTGGCGTTCTTGTACGCCTTTATCTCCCGGCCGGCGACCGCGCCGGAACCCAACGACGTGTTCAACGTGAACACGATGTGATGCCACGCGCCGGTTGTGAACGCCACATCTGATTGGGCCCATGGGGCGGCCGGGTCGGCGAACGTGACACGGAACCGGGCCACCGGCGTGCCAGCCCCCGACTGGCACAGCTGCCATTCACCGGCGGTGGGCACCATCGCGGAGGCGTGCCGGCCCAGGATCGGGCCCAGCGCCCCGGCCGGCGAACCGGTCCAACGCAGCCACGCCTCGACGCTCCAATCGTCCACACCCCACGGCAACGCGAACTCGCCGGCGGATTCGGCGAAGTAGGCATAAGAGACGGTGGTGGTGAGGTCGGTGGCCGCGTCACCGTTGGGCAACAGGTCGGGGGCGGGCGTGTCGAAATCGGTGTCGACAGTGATGAGCAGGTCGCGGGCGGCGATGTCCTCGAGGAACGTGGCAGTAGTCATGGTGTCTCCTCATTGAGTCGCCAGTAGGCGTAAGGGCCGTCGGCGCCCACCGTGTCGTCGTAGCCCGACCCGGTGACCGGGAACTCCTCATTGAGCCGCCAGTAGGCGTACGGGCCGTCGGCGATCACCGTCTCGTCGTAGTCGCCCAACAACGGCCGGTCGCCGTACACGATCACCTCGCCGATGCGGGCCCCACCGGGCAGCGACACGCCCCAGTCACCTGCCGGGTCGGTCGGCGGGTAGGGGAACGCGTCGGCGTACACGATGGCGCCGTCGACCCGGACGATCAACGCGTCGGCGCCTGGGCTGTAGCGGATCTCCCAGTGCTGCCACGTGTCCAACGTGACCGAGGCGACCGGGGCCAGGTGCACCGCGTCGAGGGCGGAGACGTACACCTCGACCATGGTGGCCGGGTCGTATTCCGTGGACAGTCGCACCTTCACCGGGCCCAGGTCGATGATCGTGACATTCGACGTGGCGGCCAGGTCGTCGGCCAGGTACAGCCAAAAGTCGACGGTCCACCCGTCGCCCAGGTCGGCGGCGCCGAGCCTCGAGGCGTTCTCGGCGCCGATGAGCCCGCCGGCGTCGGTGGCGTTCATAGCGTCGAAGTCGCCGGGTATGGCATTCAACGTCGAACCGGCATAGCCGGCACCGGGGTCAACGGCGTCCCGGTCGATACGTTCGATCAGGTCGGGGCCCGGGTCGAGCACATCGAACCACAGCAACGCGTCGAGGCGCGGGTCGTCAATGGGGACACACACCTGTATTTCGCCGTCGTCCAGGCAGAGCTCGACACCGCCGTCGGGTACTTCGACGACCCCGCATTCGCACAGTGACCCGGGCGGATAGGTGGCCAACACGTTGCCGTCCGCGTCTTTGATGATGACGTCGCTGGTCATGTCGCACGGATAGCCGGGCGGCACCCGCAACGTCCCGTCCGGACAGGATTCGAGCGCCAACGGGGCACGCGGTCCCCGTGTGCCGTCCCATGTGGCGGTGCCTGTCGAGCGGTATTCGACGGTGGCGTCCGTCGGGGTGATCGTCCACCGTTCCCCGATCACATGCCCGTACAAGGCGTGTTCGGTGCCGTCCTCCCACAGCCGGTTGGCGGCGATCAGCGAACCGAACGTGACGGGGATGACGCGGGGCCACATGCGCGACGGTTTGAACGCCGGTTGCACGATGATCGAATCGAAACGGGGGTTCGGTCCGGCCGCCACCGCGATCAGCTGCGCGACGCGTGTCGCCACCTGGCCATCGTCTTCGAGCTCGAGGTCGTCCAACGGGTCGCCACGCGCCCCGTACGTCGACATGGACGAGCTGTTCTGCACGGTCTGCGGCACCGGTGGGGTCGGCTCGCCGTCGATCGCCCGGCGGGTCCCCGTCACCTGGTTCTGCACCTCGTCCAAGTCGTCGTGGTAGGCGGCCGACGTGTACGGCACCCAGTCGGCGGCCAGACGGTCGGAGAACACGGCCGACACGACGTCCACCTCGTTGCGCCACGCCAACCCTAGGAACGTCACCACCCCCGCCCCATTCACGAAGAAGTCGCCGCCATCGGCCAGCGCGGTCGCTTGGAGCTGGCGCAACACGTTGCCGTCGATCAGCACTTCCGGGCACGTGTAGTCGGACGGGTCGATGGCCCGCGTACTGCTCGAGGACGCTTCGTCCAGCCACCGCTCCAGACGTTCCGGCACCGTGTCCCCACCACCCACCGGACTGTCGCTGGCCGGGTCGGCCCGCCGGTTCACCCGCGACAAGAGCTCGAACTCATCCACACAATCCAAGATGAGGGTGTCGCCTTGGGTGGGGGACATGACCAGGCGGCGGCGTTGGACGGTGCCGGTGAACAGGTAGCGGCCCGTCACCCCATAGGCGACATGCACCCGCACGATCGCCCCGACCGGGCCCCGGCTAGGTGGCTGCCCGTTCTCGGTGAGGTCCAGTATCAGCTGGCAGGTGCCGGCGTCGGGCGGGTCCCACAACCGGTTCTTCGAGCGGTCCACCACGCATTCGATGACGTCGCACGACACGTCCACCGATGACACGGTGACGGTCAACACGGCGCCACCCCACGCGGCGTTGGCGGCGGTCACCGTTCACCCCCGCCGGCCCGATGTGGACACATACCGGCCGTTGTTCCGCTCCCGACGGTCCAACACTTGGCGCACCTCACGGCCCACCGCACCGTCGCCCCCCACCCCGGAAAACGTCGAATAGACGTTAGTAACCGACGCCGGTTGCAGGCCGCCCAGGTAGGCGGCCGACGCCGAAGCGCGGGCGGCGTCGGCTCTCATGGCGGCGGTCTCTTCGGCGTAGACACGGGCCAGGTCGGACGGGTTGCCCATTTCGGCGAGGACTTGGGCGGCCAACGCCGGGTTGGCCCGGGTCAGGTCACGAAACGCCTTGCGGAGCTCGCGGGCCTTGTCCGTCTGGCCCGGGGTGAGCGGTTCCTCCTTGCCGGTGAGGATGTCGCCGCCCTGACGGAACCAACGGCCCCAGCTGAAGCTTCCGGCCCGTCGTCCGGCCAGCTTCCGCAACGCATCGGCGGCATCGGCGGCCGACGTCGGCGAACCCAGGATGCGTTGTTGCTCGGCGATCGCGGCGGCGTCACCTTGTAGCCGGTCGATGGCCCCACCGGCGCCGGTCCCGGCGGCCAGGGCGACACCGAGCGATGGGAACGCGGCACCGAGCCCGGCGAACGCAGCCTCACCGAGGTTGGCGCCCCCGGCGAACGCACCGGCCGCCGCACCCAACCCGTAGCGGCCCCGGTCCGACACGGTTCGTAACGCCTGCCCGATGCGTTGCGCCGTCTGGCTGGCCTGCTGTTCGGTGCGCGCGATCGACTGCTCGGCCTTCTTGGCGGCCTGGTCCACCTGGTCGATGCCACGCAACGCGTCGCGGACATCGGCGCCCACCTTCAGGAGGATGTCGACGGGGGATGCCACTAGCGGACCGCCACACCGAGACGTCGGCGCATCGACGCGGCGAGCTCGTCGCGGGCGGCGCGTTCCACGGTGCGGGCCGCCTGCTCGAACGCTTTGGTGATCGGGCGCAACGGGTTGGTGATCGGCCCCGGATGCGCTCGAGCCCTGCCGTCGGTACCGGGGACCTTCAACGCGCGGCGGGCCGACCCTTGGGGTAGGCCGAGCTCGGCGGTCAGCTGGGCGGCTTTGATGGATGCGAACACGTCGGCGATGTCCGGGCTGGCCCCGGCGACTTTGAGCGGTTTCACCTCGTAGCCACCCCGGCGTCGGTGTTCGATCAGGTGGGCGGGTCCGCGGGCGCCGATGACGGCGACCGGGTTCGTCACCGAATCAGCCTGCTTGTACGCCGGGTTTATCCGGGTTCCCCCTTTGCCGATCGTCTCGGCGGACACGACGACCCGGCGGCCCCCCTTATCGCCGCGCACCCTCGCCGTAACATGCGACATTCGCTGCTCGGGGCCGATGGCGGCTTGAACCCGCCGGCGGGCGTCGGTGGTGATCAGCAGCGCACACTGGTTCACGGCGTCCTTCGTGGCCAGATGCAACGCGTCGCGTACCGGTTTCGTCACGATGATCAGACGGGGGACCGGCATCGCTCAGCTGTCAGCGGTCAGTGTCGGGGTTCCCACCACCGGCATCACAAGGTCGTCAACACACGGGGTTCCGGCGTCACCGCCGAGGCGGGGCCGGGGACAGGTGAGCGTCCCCGTAACGGACGGGGTGTTGTCTGCGGCCGGTGAGAACACAAACGCCACGTCGGTGTTGTAGTGATCCCACAAGTACTTGCTGATGCCCGCCGACCTGAAGTCCTGCACGTAGCGGACCGTGAGGTCGAACCGTTCGTTGATGTAGCGGGTCGTGGTGCCGCACCCCGTCACGATGTCCTGTCGGGTGTTCGACCCGGCGAGGACGGCGGACATGACCTGGCAGATGTGGTCGGTGCCGCCGAGCGACAGGGTGCCGTCGCCGAAATCCATGATGAATGTGGCCATTGCGGTCTCCTAGCTAGAGGTGAGCCCGTCGCCCAGGTCGTAGGTGCCGAGCGTGAACGCCACGGCGAGACAGTCGACGTTGCCGATCGTCCTCGAGGTCGGCCCGCCGGTCGCGCCCCGGTTCACGACCCCGACCGAGCTCGGTGAGACGAACCGACAGAAGGTGGCGGTCATGGCGTCCAGCGTGTCGTACACACCGAGGTCATCGAGCCGACCGGCGACCAGGGTGGCTTGCAACGTCGACGCCCAGCACGCCGTTTCGTGGGAGGCGTACGGCCCGGACGGCTCGAGGATGATGCACGGCGGCATGACCGCCGACAGAGGGTCGGCGACGACCGCCACGTTGTAGGGGCGGAACAGGTCGGCGAGGTTGTCGGCCACCTCGCGGCGCGTGTTCACTCACGCCACCCCCCACCGTTGCTTCAACCCGTACTCGAGGTCGGCGCGGATCGCGCCGAGCGCGACACGCGACGACGGGTCGGCGTCCTCGTACCCGGCGAGCCCGTAGGCGGGGCCGGGCCGTTTCAGGGCGATGGCGGCCAGCGACACCAGGCACCCCATCACGATCGGGTCCACATCGGCGGCCGTGGCGAACACGGGCGGCACGGCGATGTCCACGACCCGCCCGGCGTACAGGATGGCGCCCCGGACGGCCCGGTCAACCTTGGCGCCGTCACGGTCCACATCGGATTGGACCTCGCCCTGTAGGGCGACGGTGATGGCCAGGACGAGGGCGTCGAGCTCGTCGGCCGGGACGAGCTGCGCCGGCGGGCCTACCACCGTGTCGTCGATGGCGTGGCGGAACAGGAACAGGTAGTCCTGGCCGGTGGTGAACACCCCGTTGTCGGACCCGATGGTGGTGGTGCCTATCTCCCACCAGGTGCCGTGATCGGTGAGGGCAGCGACGTCGAACGCCCAGTAGTGGGTGGCCCGACGCAGCTGCTGCAGGACGAGACGGTCCCCCACGGTCACCGCGGCGAAGTCGAACGCCTGCCCGGTGGTGTCCTCGAGGTCAACGGCGAGGGTCGTGGGGAGGCTCACCGAATCCGACCGGAACGACCCGGCCGCCGGGGCGCCTACCCCGGCGGTCGGGTCCACATGCCAGACGGTCATGCCGTATGGCGGCGCGGAAACCGTGTCGGTCATGCACCCACGAGCTTGACGACACCGGACGGGATGTAGAGCGCGGTGACCCCCATGCCCCACACGGCGACGTCGTGGCCCAGCTTGGCGACGTCCTCGGCGGTGGCGACCATCGGGCCGTCCTCGAGCCACCGGGCGGCCACCGGGTTCGTCACGATGATGGTTTCGGCCGTCAGGTTTGGTTCGTAGACGATCGGCAGCCCGGCGATGCTCAGCTGCAGCGAGCTGGCGTCCATCGTGCCTTGCACGTTCGCCGTCCCGTACTGCGACGCGTAGATGCCGGACATGCCGGCAAACGCGGTCATCCAGTCGGATGACACCAGCGCGACACTGGCGGGCTGGCCGGTGGCGGCCTGCACGGCGAGCGACGCGTTGATGAGCGCGGCTTGGGTGGTGAGCGCGGTGGCGGTGGACGTGTCGAGCGTCCCGGTGCCGGTGGCGCCGGCGACGAGCGTGTCGATGAAATCGTTATCCGTCACGAACCCCCACGCCGACGTCATGATGCGGAGGTAGGCGTCGAGGTACGACGGGTCCGAGCGGCGGATCAGCTGGTACGAGATATCCGACCCACCGGCGAACGTCTTGAGTGTCGCGGTGCCCTTCTTCAGGTCGACACGAACCGACGTGATCTCCGTCTTTTGGGTGGTTTGCACCCCGACGAGCGCGGCGAGGTTGCCGTCGAAATAGGGCCACGACACGTCCATGCCGGACGACGGGAGCGGCGCCGGGCCGCCCAGCGCGTTGATGGACGGGCGGCCCTTGTCGAGCACCCCTTTGACGTCACGAATCCACCCGGGGGGCACCACGCCGGCGTTGTTCGTCGTGATCTGATCGGCGAGCGTACGGGCCGCGAGCACCGGGTCATCCCACACCGCGTTGGCGTACTCGGCGAGCGAGCCGTACCGGGCGAGCGGATGCACAGCGGCGGCGGCGCGCGCGGCGAGCTCTTCTCGCATGGCGACGAGCTCGGAGCGGACGGCGAGGATGTCGTCGGCGTCGGCCGGGTTGACATGCACCACCGGAGTGGGCATCGGGTTGTCGGTGAGGGTCATGGACACGGGCGGTTCCTCGTTTCGTACAGCCAGGATTGGGGCGGTGTGGGCGGGCCGGAACGCGAACGCGACCCCGTGAAGGGCTGCGGTGGTGCGGGTCACGGCGTCACGTTGCGCGTTCCATGACGCGGCGCCCCCCCTCTGGTCGAATTCGATCGACACGTGGCGGATCGTGCCGGCGTCCACCAGGGCGAGCAGGTCCCGGCCGGCGGCGGTGTCCGCGATGTGGAGGTCGGCGGTGTGGCCGTCGCCGTCGTCGCGGTGCCCGTCCATGTGCCCGATGAGCTGGCCGCCGTGCTCGTCGACCACGTAGGTGTCGTCCAACGGCTCGAGCGAGCGGGGGGCGAACGTCTCGGTGTAGCGGGACCCGTCCGGGTCCACGACGGTGCGCGGGTCATCCCAGGTCACCAGGCGGGCGGTGATCGTGCGCGCGGTCGTGTCGACGGCCGTGATCGGTGCGCGTCTGGTGGCGAGCTCGCTCACTTCTTGGCCCGCCGGCGGCTCTTCTTCTCGTCGTCCGGGGCGTCGTCGTCGTCGGGGCCGTCGTCGTCGTCGTCATCCGGCGGGGCGTCGGGATCGAACAGGACGGGGGGGAACGTGGCGGGGTTGACGAGAGGCATGGCTAGATCCCTTCGACGGTTGGACTGATGGACACGGGGATGCCGGTCGGGAGCGCCGGTAGACCTTCCTGGGCGCGCCACTCATCGACCGTGATGAGCCCGGCCCCCACGGCGGCGGTCCCGGTCGCGACCCGCGCGCTGTAATCGGTGCGGAGCAGGTTCGACGTGTCGAACACGGCGACCTGGCCGCGCGGCGTGAAATCCGAGAACGCAGCTTCGATGCGGGCCAGGTAGGACGGCGACAGGGACAGGGCGAGCCACCGGCGCAGCTCGTCGGTCGTCGTCGCATACGTGAGCGACGACTGAGAGAGCACGTTCACGATCGACGGCGGGCACAGGAACGCCCGTGCAATCGCGGCGTCGAAATAGTTGAGCCCGTCGAGCAGCAGGGCATCCGACGCCGATGGCGACGGGTACGTCTCCAAAGCGAGCCCATCCGACAGCAGGGCGGGGCGGCGTCGGCGGCGAGCCTCGAGCCACTGGGTGGCGAACTCGTCGGCCTGCTCGGCGGTCAACCGGCGGGGATGCTTGATTGCGTAGGGGGGCACGCCGCCGTCCTCCCAGTACGACGACGCGAACCCCCACAACATGGTGAGGGTGGCGAACGCGTCCCGGCACGCCACCAACGGCGACGTACCCAACGGGCCCGGGTCGAGCATCAACGGAATGTGTTTGATCCGGTTGGCCGGGACGGGCTGCCCGTTGATCTGCCATTGCGCCACCCGGGTCGCATCGGGGTCGAGCACGGCGGTGACCCGGGCCGGGTTGATGACCCGCACCGCCAGAGGGAACCCGTCGCGGTCGTAGTCGTACACGTACAGGAACGCGTTACCGGTCCTCGTCAAACTGTTGACGATCTTTTCCAGCGTCGCCCGGCGAGGTTCGGCCGGGTCCGGCCGGCGCAGGATCGACGGTTGCGGCTCGAGGCGTTCCGTACCGCGCAGCGACACCATCGGCAGCATCGACACGGTGTCGGCGATCAAGCTGCGTAGCCCGTAGACGGTGGGGTGCGCCGTGATCGGCAATGACCCGTCACGGAGCGAGACAAGGTTGCCGATCATCGAGGACAGCTGGTCGAGCTCACGGACGGCGAGCGCGCGGTCCTCGTCCCTACGGCGGCGCCCCCACATCCCAAATGACACTGGTGTGATACGGAATCCAGTGCAACTAATGCACGGCGGGATGTAGCCCGGCCAGGTCGAACGTCCCCCACGTCGCCAATGTGGCGGCCACCAGCGGGGTCACATCCACGCTCGACAGGCGCCGTGACCACGCCCAGGCATCCCCGAACGGGCGAGTCACGGCACCCGCGATGGCGTCCACCAACGCCGGCTGGGCGTGGTGGGTGAGGGCGCCGGCGGCGATCACATCCACGAACGTGGCGCACGCCCGGGCCACGTCGAGCCCCCCGACGAGCTCGACCGGTATCCCGTACTCGCCGAGTTGGGCGGCGGCCAGGTCACCGGCCACCGTGTCAGCGAGCACCCGGTCGGGGTCGAGCGCGCGGATGCAGTCCACCACCCACGCGGTGCCGGGCCGGGCGTCCACGACGGTGACCAGGACCCGGCCGCTGTAGTCCCTGGTGGCGGCGGCGACCGCCGCGCGCGTGCGGTCCGGGGAGACGTCGTAGGCGACGACGGGACGGCCGTCGAGCTCGAGCTCGACCCGGGCGAGGGCGTCGAACGTGGCCGGGTCTATCAGCGGGGCGCCGGCACCTGTTTGCCAAACATTGAGCCATTCCTGGGCGAACGTCCGCGCGTCCAACGTCTGCTGCGCCTCCCGTACGGCGGGCAGGGTGACGCCGTGGGGGCGGCCGAGGCTAGGGATGGCGTCGAACCAGACCGACGGCCACGACGGGTCCGGGTCATCGGTCTGCGGCGACCACTCGAAGTAGGCAACGCCCCCGGCACCGGCCCGGCCCAGGTCCCGATAGTGGGCCAGCATCATCGACCCGTCGTCGCCGGCGTTCGACATGACGAGGAGCTGGGCGTACGGGACGGTGGCCATGGTGGGTTGGATCGACGCCACCACCGCCATGTCCGGGTGGGTCATCCCCTCGTCGATGACGGCCAGGGCGACACGGGTGAGCCCCCGCCCACCCCGTTTGCTCGGCGTCACGATCATGTACCGGGCGCCGTTCTTCATGACGAGGCACTCGGACCCGTTGCGGCGCACCACCTTTGCCACCGCGCGCTTGAACGGGGTGGCCATGAGCTCCTCGACGTGCTCCTCCCATTTCATGCGGGCCAGGTTGCGGTCCTGAGCCGTGTAGACGGATATGGCGCGGGGTGTGAGCAGGGCGTATGCGAGACGGGGCAGGGCGATGCCAGACGTTTTGCCGTTCTGGCGGCCGACCACGACGACGCACGTACGGCGAATGAACCCCACGGTGGGGTCGTATTCGCCGGCCACGTCGTGGACGAGGCGTTGCCAGGGCATCAGGTCGTACCCCAGGTAGTGGGCGATGGCGCCCACCTTGCTACCGATCGTCGGGTTCGACGGGTTGCGGGGCGTCCCCCATCGCGGCGATGTCGGCGCTAAACGCTGCCCAGATGTCATCGGCGGCCTCCGTCCGCTCCGGTAGGAGGTTGGCGGCCCGGCGCTCCTCGAGGAGGCGCGTGAAGAGCTGCCCGAGCAGGTACGTGTCGTCGCCGGTCGATTCAATGGCGTCGATCTTGTCGGCGAGCACGTACACGGACGTGGCGGACAACGGCGACACCTCGACGCCCCGGGCGCGGGCGTCGTGAACCTCGCGGCCGGCTGCGGTGCGTACCCTCCCCACCCGTTTCGGCACCGACGTGCCCGGAATCCGGGCTTGCCCCGGCGTGTTCCTCGGCATTTCCGTATTACATCGGGGGGTCCCGGTCATCCCGGGGGAGAGACGGGAAT